ATGATTGCGATGATTGCGATTATAGCTGGAATTGCGAACGGGGTGAGAAGTAACAAAACGAAGCAAAAATTCGGGGTAAATGCGATTGTTTTCGGAGTGGTAATTGGACTGATTGGATGGTTCACTGTCCCACACGGTAGTGCTCCGGCCCAAACGTCTAAGCCTGCGGCCACTTCACCCACCCAAACGACAAGCGCACACGTGCAGGCCGGAGACAACGCGGTTATCAATACCGCTGAAGATTTAGTCGCAACTAGCAAAGTTAGTTTCACTGAACTTCAGAACGATGTGAACGCGAATAACACTCAAGACGTTCAGAACATGGTAAACAACGGAATGGTCCTGCAGTTGTCGAAAGGCACTAAGGTTTATGTTGAAGAGGTCTCATTTGAAGGCGTAGCAAAAATTCGGATAAGTGACGGAACCTATCAAGAAAAGGAAGGTTACGTTCCCACCGAGTACCTGGCCAAAACCAAATAAAAGCCCTCACCCAGCGACGGGTGAGGGCTTTTATTATACTGATGTCGTTGTTGTAATCGGTTGAACTGTAGTTGTACCTGTCGGCGCCGATACGTGATGCGTCATCACGGCCTGCTCTACCAGCGCCCCGACAAGTCCTTGCATGTTCCCGACTGCGCTTTGCCCAACCTCGATTAGACTCGAGCCCTGGTCCAAAACCGAACGTACAGCGTCGGCTTTAACGCTCGCGGCCAGCTGCGGTGTCCATGCGCCGTTCGACTTCGCATCACTCACGATACGTTGGTTGAAGTCTTGCACCACGTGACTTGCGATTTTTCCGAGGCCATCCACCACGAGGTTCGCGACGGTCGCATTTCTCTCACCGATATGCGCGTCGAGCCAAGCCTTCGCGCGCGGCGTTAAATACGATACCGCCCATGTTGCGCCGGCAGCCAAAAGTCCGAGGATAGCTTGTACCACTTGTAGCTCTATTTGCTTGTTCATAAATTTCACACGTCCTTCTGGTTTATAGTTTGGCGGCAACTTCGCTCGCCTGTTGGATGAGTATCTTCAGTTGAGCTATCTCTGCGACTTTGTCATTAGCAGGAACAGACTCAGTCTTTGGTTGTGTGGGCGTTGCTGCTACCGGCGCCGGTTTCGGTGCATCCAATTTTGCGACCTCTGCGTTTACCGCGTTCAGCGTTGCAGGGTCTGCCACCCCAGTCGTGCCCATGTGATGGATCTGCTGGAAAGTGCGTACCGCTGTCGCCGTCTTGGCACCGTACTGGCCGTCCTCCACTAGGTGGATGCCAAGCACCTGATTAAGGTCCTTTTGTAACTGCATGGCCGCTGCCCCACTATCGCCTATTTGCATGTTGTTCTGTCCCCTTCCTGCGCCACATACTCGACGCAATTCGTCAGCACTCCCTGCAAACTCGTCCAAGTCCACGTGTCCGCTGATACCGGGCACAAGTCCGGTCTCCGAATACTGCAAGAGCGTCCACTGTGGCCAACCGGGAACGTCTGGCACTGAGTGACCGTAGTCTGCTAAAAACAACCGCAGGTGATTGATTTTCCCGACAACCGGCGCGAGATGTTCACGGATGAAAGCCGTATACGAATACAGAATGATTTCGCGTCCCGTCCTCGCCTTCACGCGAGCTTCCCAGGCGAGGATAAACGCAGCGAGCTGCCAAGGGGATAAACCGCCTGCATCTTCAAGGTCTAGCATCGGGTCCAGGCTGTCGAAGCCGCCCGCCGCCATGACACGGTCTATAAACGCATCTGCTTCAGAGCGTGCTGTACTGGTTGCGGGGCGGGCAAAACAATACGGACCTCGTAGAAGGCCCGCAGCTTTCATTCCAATGTAGTTACGATAGAACATTGAGTCTCGGCCCGTTGCACCCTCTGTCGCTTTTGCCCATGCACCAACTATGCCTGTTCGTTTAACGTCGCCCCAGTTAATGACGCCGTTGTTCTCGGACACGTCAATCACACGGGCGTTTGCCGTGCTACGTTGTTGCACGATACCACCTCCTACTTCGTTTTGCCTTTCAGAACGTAGATAATGTTGACCAACTGCTGAGGTACAGGCATACCCATGCGCCCCATGTTCTCGATGAGCGAAATGAGCTCGTTGGTGACGTAGAAGTAGATGACCGTGCTCATCATGACTCGCACACCGATCGCGACATCGAGCTTGTGTGCCAAAAGCACCAGGAAGAAGATCATGACCTTCTTTGCAATTCCCTTGTACCCGACTTTGGAACTCAGTCCGCTGCCGTCTATCGCGCTGGCAATCAGTCCTGTCACATAGTCCCCGATAACAAGCCACAACAGGACTGACAGCGAGGCGTTCCACCCCCCGTACATATTTGATAAAGTTGTCGCGACGACGGCGAACAAGAGGGACACAGCAGCACCTACTTTCGTGTTCACACCCGGAAATTCAATCACCAAACCAACTCCTTTTAGAAACTGCCAACCTTGCGGAACAGGGCTGAATTGCCTAGGTCACCCGGCGTCGGATACTCAATATCGGGGCACGGGTCGAAACCCTCTGCGCGATAAGCACTCGCCCATAGTGTTGAGCAGTCGTTGTTCACGTGTTCATCAATCGGAATGTCAACGTGCAAGAGGTAGTGGACACCTTCCCACGGGATAAGCGCGTATCCATACTGCTCACCGATGTGGGCGGACACGTGATTGATAATGCGCTGTCGTTGTGCATCGCTTAATTGGTCGCACGTAAACACGTCCGAACAACCCTGATACGCATCAATCCCCTGGTATCCCGTACGACGAAGCGCTTGTGCCTCCAGCAGTTCGTTGGTCTTCACCAGACCCGTTGCATGGCTGTAAGCACTGTGTGTAACACGCTCAATCAGATGATCTGTGAACCCAGTACCGCGCACGAGGATAATGTCAGCTGGGCGAATTTCAAGTTCGGTCAAGTCCTTCACCTCCAATTTTTAGGCCTAAAAATGGCCCGCGATGGGCTCGGCCTAGTCTTGCTATTAAACAAAAAGACACCCTAAAAAGGATGTCTTTTATAGCTTCTTGACCATCTACAATAATCCATCGCAACTGCTGCATCGAGAAATATCTTCCGGGTCGCTGCCTCCGCACCTACAGAATTCTTCAACGGCTTCATCGTCTGAATTGTGATTTTCTATACTCATCAACCTCCTTGCATCATATTTATTTCAAAACGACCAATCTAATGCGTCACTTTCGCTACGCCAGATTAGGAATAGTCGCCATGTCGGTTGCGAATCCACCAAGTGCCTGTGCCACCGTTGGGTAGTCCGCACGCACCGCCCCGTAGTGTATGTCGAAGGTTTGTGCTGCGCCTGCTGCCGGTTGTGGCGCTGCGTTCTCAAGCGTGGTCTTAACCGATGGTAGTACCGTGTTCGTTATGTCCGTCAAAGCGTTCTTTGCATCGGCGTCCAAAGTGACAATCGGCGTTGCGCCAGAAGTCAAAGCAGGCAATACTACGCCGTACAACGTTTGCGTGAGCATGCCGACCAGTGTAGCGAGATCCGCCACTTCCTGTGCGGGGGCCATGAGTCCTGTGTAATAGGCTTGCAAATAACCCTTACTACCCGCGCCCGTTGGTGCAACAGTCGGCACGCCGCCTGTTGGCGTGTAGACCTGCGTAGCCACTGGTGATTGCGTGCTCCCTCCGATATTCATCGGTCGACTGGTCGCACATGATGCCGCGCTGGCCGCCGCCGTGATCGGTGCGTTTACAAGACTCGCGTGGACGTTGACCGTTAGCGTCGCTGTGAACGGCGCGACCGTTGTCAGCGCGACCGTTTCGTCTGCCCCGTTGATCGCTATCGTTACATTTGCGGGTGGCTGGGCGGGTGGATTGTTCAGCGTCACTGTGATAGCCCACTGGTTCGGGACGGTCGCCGACTCTACCGCGGCTACGGTAAAGTATGGCTGTTCAACGAGGGCCACTGGCGAACCTTGCGCGAGATAGCGTTCTGGGTACGTGTATGCCATAACCACTGTTGGTGATGCTGTTGATTGGTCATACGGGCCAAGAACACCCATGTTTTGTTGTGAAGGAGCATTGTCGCTTTGTGATGGATAAATTTTCCCCGTTGAAGTGTCATATAAAAACCAATAGTTCATCTTTGATTCGCCTCCATATTTTCACCATGATATTCTGACACGTCCAGCACCACCAGGAGAACCTTGACCGCCACCCGTTTGACCACCAGAACCACTGATGATCGACCCCCCAGCACCACCAGCACCATAAGTTCCTGCTGATGGAGATACGCTAGTACTTGTCGAAGATACTGGCCCTGTCGCGAAAAATGAACTCCCCCCCGTTCCGCCAGGAATAGTACCCGTACCACCGCCACCGCCATTTCCACCAGGCTGTCCAGATACATTGAATGCACCTCCTGATGCACTACCGCCACTACCCCCGGCGTTGTATGAACCACTCCCAAGGTTATCGGCTCCGCTTCCTCCTCCATTACCAGTAAGTGTAACTCCATTGCCCGTAAAGGAAGATGCACCTCCTGATGTGGAGTTTGCCGAATTATTAGTAGTCGTAATATTAGCTGCGCCAGAGCCAACAGTAATTGAATGGTTTTGGTTTGGGGAAACAGAGAGTTCTGCGTATGCAGTTCCGCCAGCGCCGCCGCCACCACCAGCACCAGTCCAAGATGTGGCCCCGCCACCGCCGCCACCAGTACATTCAACCCATATTTTTGTTACATTCGACGGTACCGTAAAAGTGTAACTTCCTGCTGTCGTATAATCCTGTGATCCATGCGGTTCACTTGCCACACTCCCGCCCGCATAGTACCCCGCCGTGATGCTCGCGCCGGGCTGAAGTGTTGGACTCCCTTGATTCGGCATCGTGCCGTTAGCGCCATAGTTCGTCCCTGCGCTGAAAGTATCCGTAGACAGCACATGCGCTGGTGTCGCGGTGCCTGGATAAATCGTATCTGCCATCGATTACACCCCCAAAATTGCAGCCGACACGAGCGCTTGATTTGCTGTTCCTGCCGTCGCTGTCACCGTGATTGCCTGGCCGCTCACCGAGTTCAAAAATTTTATCGGGACGTCATGCGTGCCTACTGCTAGTGATTGCGCGTTCATCCGCACATCCTGCTGTACTCCTGCGGCGTCGGTCCAGTTAATGGTGAGTGTCACCGTTGTCGCGGCCGTGATGATGCGTACGGAGGCTGTTACGATGAAGTTGCCGTTGGCTGCAGGTGTGAATGTGACGACATTTGTTGCGGCTGTCGTGGTTAGTTTGTCTTCCTGTACCGACGCAGCTCGGTATAACGCGACAGGTGTGGCGGGTGTACCTGCGGACGGAGGAAGTTCGACGGTGCCAAGCGACGTACCACTTGCTGCACTTGTAACTGGCACACTGATTGTCCCGTCCCCCGCAACATTGACTCCTGAGCCGACTTTCACGCCTCCGAGTGCGGCTGCCGTGGCAGGCGTGACCGCAACGGTTTCAGCATTCGCCGCCGCTGTTACCGCGATCCCTGCCCCGGCAGTGACAAACGTTCCGCCGTGAACCGCTTTATAAGCTGCATTGTCCGTTGTAATGGTGACGGGATTACTACCTGCCGCAGGCGCATCCGCAACTTCAACGGTGCCAAGGGCTGTAGTGGTCGCAGCGTTTACGGGCGGCACGTTACCAAGTGCGTTCGCTGGAACTTGTTTATTGGCGTCAAGTCCCGCAACACCGTTGGCCGCGCCTATCTGTGACTGCGTTAGAACGCCTTTTCCTCCGAGGAGAACCGTGATGAGCGGGCGTGTATCCGTGATGGTTGCAATGTTACCGCTCGCATCCGACGCAACAGTGCAAATCGTGGCGTAACCACTCTGTACGCTGTGTGCTGTCCCCCATGTGGTCGTGCCGTCGGGATTGTAGTCTAGATAGTATGTGGACGACACCGCTGACGTGGTGTATTGTGCGGCTGTCGATGCAGGGAAGTCTTTGTGCTGACCGCTCGCGAAGTAAACGTCAGCTGCAGTGACGTCCACTTGATTTGCAGTCGTTGCATCCTTCGTTGCCTTTCCGCCTGACAAGAGTAACGTCGTCGTGCCGAACATCTGCTGAACCGCCTGACCGAGCGAGAACAGCACAAGGTCAACGGAGTCCATATTGCTGTCGTCTGTTGCTTTGTTGTACGTGTCATTCGGTTCAGGCTTTTGCAGTCCGTAATTGGTTGTTGTTTGCACGTTATCACCTCCAAATAAAAAAGCCGTCCAAGAAGGACGACTTATCTTCGTTTACGGCTCGTAAATACGGGGTAACAACTTTCAATTCCCTCGATGAGGTGAACATACAACATGTACTCTAATGCATCTAAGTCCTCATTATCCCTTAGAATTCCCCAACGCCTGTGTAAAACGGCAGTGTCAATTTCTTTTATTCGCTCTCTAACACCGTAATCGAGAACGTGCAACTTTTTAAACAAAACAGGTCTAATCAACGTTTGATAAAGCTCCGCATCCCAGCCTCTATCCTCTCCGGGTTTGAGGATCCGTTCTCTTCCGTTGATGTTAAGAACATCATTGTACGTCGCAAATTTCTCCTCAATTTGCTGCTGATCTCTTTCCTGTCGAGCCAACTTCCGTTGACTGCGTGCGACAACTAGATTCCCGAATACACCCACTGATGCGCCGACAATGGCAGCTAAACCCGTAACAATGGCCGCGTCCAAAACAATCACCCCTGATGCCAAGCATACCAGACTACGCTAACCGCCTATGGCAGTTGCGTTTGTAACTGCTGATACGTCAGACCGCTTGCCTCGATTTGTGCGTAGGTGTACTTGCCGTTGAAGCTTGCATAAGTGTTGTACAAATACTGATACAGGGTCTTTAGATGCGCCGGTGTCATGGACGTGAGGAGTGCCTGTAGGTCTCCCATGTTTGACGGTACGCCCTTGAAATCGGTGAACTTGATGGTGAACTGATAGTTTGGAAAGTCTTCGACAATCTGCGTGGCGTATCCGTATGCAGAAAGAATGTTTTGCAGGGCTGCTGGCGTGGCACCTTGTCCAGCGCGCATCTTTGCCATGATGTTGTTCTGTCGCTCGGCATTTGTGCCACCGTCGACGAGTTTAATGCCGTACTCTTCTTCGTAGTTGCTTAATGCCCATGTCGCGAGCTGTGCGAATATCTGATTTTGATTATCTTGGATAGCGGCTTCAAGGTCGTCGGATTGGCGGCCGACGGCTTTAAGCATCGCTCGTTGTGTCGCCGCATCTGCCCCGAGGAACGACGGAGGTAGCCAAGAGACAAAGGTATCAAACCAAGTCATCGTCACCCTCCTAACTTCCCTGCGTAATGGTTATCGTGCCTGGCACTGCCAATTCCTCTTGGGCCAATGCGACGTTCGCGGCCGGTGCGGAGATTGAGCAATCAAGTACGCCGGTAACTTTGTAAACGGCATCTAGTATTGCCGACACACGAACCACACCACCAATCGCTACCGCGTCAAGGTAATTCACGATTGCCTGGTTGGCCAGAGGCTGCAGCGTGGCAAAAGTGAATCCTGCGTTCGGCGTGACTGTCATGGTCACGTCGATGTTGTGAGCGGTCGGTGCTTTGGCCTGAGCATCTGCGCCTACTGGACGGTTCGCACTCAAGACGGTTTGAACTTGCGAGACCAAACTGGCTGCCGGAATCCCATTGGCTGAAACAACAACGTCCACTGTTCCATTGCCACGTGCCAACGGGAACACAGACACACCAGTCACGCCAACTACTTCGTCTGCCCACACCTGGTAATCCGCTGGTGTCCCGCCATCTACAGGGTTTTGTACTGTTGTCAGGTACCACGCCCGTAGTAGGTCGTCGCTTTCTACGTCGACACCCCCTGTGAGTCCTCCGGTTGCAACAGTTATCGTTTGCAACCCTGACGGTGCAGGTCCTACAATCTGCAACTGAGTGCCCGCCGCGAGATTGCCGGCCACCCCCACAGTCGAACATGTGACTGCGACGGTCCCATTTTCCCAAGCGCTTGGGAATTGTGCATCTGCGTTGGTCGTCACGGAGACACTGCCGTCGAGCGTTGAGAACACCGTGCCTGGCTGAATATCCGTGGCAATTGGGCTTGGTGTGGTCCTCGCAAATGAGATGGAACCCGTGGACGCAACACCAGGCTTCCGTATAACGCCCCGCTCATTGACGCGCAAGTCTAGGAACGGTCCTTCGGATGACACGACGAAAAACAATTCAACAAGCAACTCGAGCATGTACCAGTGAGACGCGTAAGCGCGAGCCGTAACCGCGACAATGGTTTGAATCTGCGACCCGTCCGTGAAGTCTGTAGCCAACGAACCGGATGCCACAAGGTCCGACTGCAGCTCCGAAACAATCTGGTCGTAAGTCTTATACACCGACACTCACCCCTTGCTGCATCTGACCTGTGTTACCGCTGATGTCGGTCCAGAGACACGTAAACAGGACGGAACGCTGCGCTGCGTTAGTCGATGTCGTGACTTGGACATCCGCGACCCGTGCATCGCCAAGTAGACAGGTCCGCGCGGCCGTCGTTGCTGTATCTAGCCACGTTTGATTCACGGGGCCAGACAGCATATCTAGGACTGGATTTCCGTAGTCCGGCGCATAAAAAAGAGCACCTACTCGAGTGCCCCATCGTCGAACTAATGCTTGTTGTAGATTCGATCGACCGCTTGCTACGGCTAAGTCGCCCTGCGGGCTCGCCTGCCAGTCTTGGCCAGCCGTTTGCACAATGTCGGTTCCGTATACATCAGACAAAGATCATCCCTCCTATCCTGCGGCGACTTTCGCGGACCCTGACGTAATTGTGCCTTTACCGGTGGTTACATCTACTTGCACAGTGTCACCCACACGCGCTACACCCGCCCCGCCGCCTGCGAGCTCCAGACCGGGGCCGCCCTCTTCAGTATCAGACGGTAAACGTGCAGTGATTATCGGCCGGTTTAGGTCACCGTTGATGAACACGACAAGCACTTCTACGCCTGCAGTTTGGAGCCAGACGCACGAGTCCGCCCAGTCTGTATCAAATTGAGCTTCGGGCAAGTGCACCTTTGCCTGGTAGTTACCCTGCAAAGTGATTACGATGCCGCGCTGCGGGTAGTACGGGAAGAAGTTTCCCACGCTAAACGACCCCTTTCGGCACGAAACCGCCTTGTGTGATGTCGTATTTGTTCTTGTTGTAAAGGTCCTGTTTATACTGGGCCGCGTCATCTGGGCGGATATTCGTCACACTAAGGCTCGCCGTGAAGCCATTTTGTTTGCCGTACTTATGGCTCGCTTCCTCGATGTAATAAAGTCCGGTGAAACGCCCGGCATCGACGACTTGCACCTTCTTTTCAGCGACGTATAGAGTGTTGCCGGGTAGACTCTGTAGTGAACCAGTAATGGCTTGCCTCGAGTACTCGTGAAGGTAATTTGCCGCTAACGCGGTCGCCTGCGCATTCGTCTTGGCCTTGGCATCGGTTAGCACCTTCTCGACGACCTGGCCGTTCATCTGAGTGATGAGCTGGTCGTTTTGTGCGCTTCCCTGAATGAGCTGCTTCTTGTAGTAGTGATAAACCGTTACCTTGTTGTACACGCCAACCGATGAGTCGTCGAACGACATGTCGATACCCGCCGTCCCCGCACCTGTCACAGAGATTGTATCGACCACTGTTTTATCGCTCTCTTGCCGAGGACCGAAGTACAATTCAAGGTCTTTGGTGACGTAACAAACGAAACCCTCGCGTGCTGCACACGTCTGTAGCACGTCCCATTCCTTCTTCGCTTGGTACACGTCGCTCGTAATGATTTCCGTAGTCGGCGTAATAAGTGGTTTCAGTCCGTACTTCCGCGCGAAGAAGTTAGCAATTTGGCTAGAAGTCCAATTCGCGAACGCATAAGAGTTCTGGGTGTCAATCAACGGGCCCGAGTAATCACGTCCGATGAGCTCCACGATAGCACCTGTCTGTTTGCCCCACTTTGGCTGTACACCGTCAATCAAGCCCGTGAACACGTGGTCCAAATCGGACAAATACCACTTTGCAGGGTTAGCGACATACCCGTGATACACCTTGACCTGCTGCTTCTTGCGAAACCAGTCGGACTTTAGGTCCGTGTTGGCAATTTGGAGGTCGAAACTATCTGCCGCCAAGTAAAGCGTGTTAATTACGTCGCACTCGTAAATGTCCTCTGGCAGCACGACTTGCCCAGCGACTTCAACTACGCACCGTGGTTCACCCATTAACCAGCCACCGCCTTAAACCGGCCGGCAGCTTCCTGCGTTTGCAAGTAGCTAACACCAACTGTGGTAACGACCGCTGTCTGCCGAGCCGTGTACGCCGTGTTCGCGTTGTTTACGTTGGCCGCCGTCGATGGTATCTTGAGTTTTTGTCCGGAGGAAATCGCGTTGATGTTGGTTATTTGATTCGCCTTGGCGATGCTGTTAATCAAGGCCTGTATCTCCACTGCCGTTGCGCCAGTACCAAGTGTTCGCTGCGCAATCCCCCACAACGTATCGCCTTGCCGAACTGTGTACGTCTTATCCATGTACTGTGCGATAGATTCTGTGCTCGTTGTCGCAGGCGGTGTCTTTGTCGGCAAAGGCGTTGATGCTGATTGTGCCTGCTGTTGCGGTGCGTTATATCCTGATTTAGGCGGGATAACGGTCAATGACAGGTCATAATCAACGCGGTCGAAACGCTTCAATTTTGGAGTGATGGAGGCGATACGCACGGTCCGTTGTATAGGACCATACAACAACGTTTGAGGCAATCCCGCGTCCATGATCGATTCCAAGGTTTCGAGTTGCACCCAAGCATCGACGCCTATGATGCTCCCGGAAAATTGAAGCGTCTTTTCGGCTATGCCCATATCTTGATAGGTTGGAACGCCGACGGTATCGAGCTTGAATACCTCACGGGAGAGGTCAAAGTTAAGTGAGTCCTTAGGTGCTAGTCCGAACGTGTACGCACCAATCTGCATTCGTATGCTCGTCAATCGTCACACCTCCTATCGCACCGCGGGTATCGGATAGCGAGAATCGATATACTTCTGCTGCGTTCTGCCCACTTCATTCGCTGCCTGCTTCGGATCCGTGGACTGGATGTAATAGTGGTTAGTCATCTGGACGTTTCCACCTCCGCCTATGCGCGCAGCTAAGACCGGTGAGCCGCCACCTCCCGAACCACCACCGAGGTCGAAGAAGTGTTCTAATCCCTGTATCATCGGCGATATGTCTTTCCACATCCGCTGGAAGAACTTCGAAATTACCCCCCACTTGCTGATGATAAGTGCGGGCATTCCGATAAACGGCACAAATATCGCAATCAATATTTTCACTTTGTCACCGAGATTGGAGTACCAAGTCCATGCTTGCTTCAACCAGTTGACTACCGTTTTCCAATGCGTGACCATAAGCACAATGGCGCCGATTAAGACTCCTATACCGACAATAATAAGTCCTATCGGATTGGCTGTAAGTGCTGCGTTGACTAGCCATTGTACGGCTGCCCAGGTTCTACTTGCGGCTGCGACCGTCAGTTGTGCTGTTTTGACGGCGATTGTTGCTGCGCCATTGGCGATAAACCGAGCTGTTGCCACCGCCGCCTGCCCGCTAACTTTGGCAAACGAACTGGCCGCGCTGACTGTCGCGGACCCCAGAGTCTTCATCGCATTAACCGTCGCTTTAATCGTGGCCGTCGGTTTAATTCCAATACCCTGCTGTATTGCCGCTTCAATAGCCATGCCGTGTCCAGCACCAATCTGTCTGAACTCTCGATAGGTACGCCCGGCCATGGAGACCGCTCTAGCTCCCTTCAATCCTCCTCTTAATGCACCCAAGCCAAATCTAGCGGCGCCTGCAATTTCCCTTATCGGTGCCGCAACAGCGATTTTCGCCACGCCAGATGCTATCTTGAACGCGGCCAACCCGGCCCACACTTCTGCCAGCGCTTTGAGAAGTTGCTTGTGTTTGTCAATGAACGTCTGTATCTTCGGCATGTTTGCGTTTAACTGTTTTAGGTAACCCGTCAATGACGGTAGGAGCATGGTTCCGACCTGTCTGCCGAAATCAGATAACGTAGATATAAAAGCGTGAAACTGTTGATTGGTCGTGCCCTGGAACTTAGTGACACTCTGATTGACGGTCGGCACTTTGCCCATTTGTTGTTGCAACATCCCAAAGTATTGTGGGTTCTGCGCCACAGCCGCCGCAATTGCCTGCCCTTGCTGTCCAAAAATCCGCGTCATTAGGCCATTGAATTGTTCTTTGTTCCCCATCTTCTGATATGACTGCGCAATGACGCTGAAAATCTGAGCTGCCCCAACCAAGTTACCCTTCGCGTCATGGAAAACGTCGCCGGTAATGCCCGCAACATTGCCTTTCTTGTCGCGCTTGACTCCTTTTAACCAGCCCATCGAAGCAAATGCATTGACAATGGGTTTGCCCATCATCGTGTTCATGTGTAGCGTTGGGTTTAGACGCTCAAAGAAATCCTTAAGATTCGTACCACCGATTGAACCCTCGAGTCCATACCGTGCTGCCAATCCCTGAGTAAGCATAATATCCGACGGTTTAAGTCCCTGGATGGTACCCACAAGGTTGAAATACCTAGAACTGTCGGACAATGTTGCGACACTCGCGCTGGTGATTGTTGATATTCTGTTTACCTGGTCGGCCAGTTGCTTGACCTTTGCCGGATCCATGCTGATTTGCAGTTGCTCGGCCATTTGCGCGAACTGTTTAGCCGTTGCCTGTGGATCAGCGCCGTTCCGGTTCGCTTCGAGCTCCGCCAAATATGTAGCCGATTTTCCAACGCTTTGGGTTTTTTGATAGTTCATACCGACTTGAGATAGGGCAAGGTCAATTCCCAGAACATCACCCGTGCCAAACATGGTCTTCCTCATGGTTTGCTGAGCCTGTGCGGTAAGCTGGTTTACTTGACCACTGGTGAATCCCGCCAGTTCAAGAGACATTTGAGTCCGTTGCACATTAGCGGCTGACTTAATCATGCCGACAAGGGGAAGCGCCATGATTCCGCCGGTCATCAAGTCTTTCTCACCGGACCGGACAATTTTGTCCATGCTCTTTTGCACAGTCTCCAACTTGTCGCTCCACAATTGTGTCCGTGAAATTGCTTTATCGAACCAGTTTCCTTTGTTCGACACGGAGTTTACTTGGTTAATCTGATTTTGGAGTGTCCTTAATTGACTCGCTGCTTGCTGAATCGCAGGAGACATCTGATTGACAGCCCGCAGTATCATCGACACTGTAAAATCTGAACCGGCCATGGCTGCACCTCCTTCTGGGCACGAGAAAGGCGCACCTCGATGCGCCTATTCGTCTGAATCTGGATTTTGTTCACCGAGCCATATAAAAGATTCCCAAACGGCGTCCTTTAGGTCGTCGTCGAGGCTGATCCACTCGGTAACAGAGCATCGCTTGCCGAGCTGGACCCATCGGTAGAGGTCGTATTGCCGAGCAAAAAAGCTGCCTTCGCCTTTGCGTCGTCCATCTTCTCTTGCGTCATTGCAAACATCTCGGAATACACCGCTTGGTAATACTGGACGTCGGCGTCATCCCACGTGCTGAATAGATTTTTGTACCCCGTGGGGTCGACCGACGTACCATCGACCTCAGTAATCATCTTCGCTTGTAGATACGTGTCAATCATCAACCCTCCGGATATGATGTTATCCGGATTTAAAGGCACCATCTGTGTGACGTTCATGCGGTCTAGCCCCGTTGGTCGACGGAACTTAACGACCTTGCCTGATGGCAGTGTTAACGGCCCGTAAATTTGCGGCATTAAAATACCCTCCTTATGATGCGGACTCAATGAGCCCCTCAGCTTTGTACGTCAAGTCCTCATCGACAATTGCTTTGCCGGCTTTAATGGCAATGGCCAGCTTGTCAAAGCGAACGCCTGTCAATTGATATCGCCCACTAAGCCCTTTCGTTGGAGCGTTGATGTTGCAGGTGATAACGAATCTCGGCGTCGCAGGTATCGGCTGTCCCGGCTGCAGATTGCCGGTTCCCACAGTCACCGCTACGATGTTCAGATCCAACCATCCGCGCTTCACCTTGCCATCCAGTTTGATATCGCCGTCAAGATATATCGGCATGCGGCTGTTGGTCTCCATGTACTCCTCGTCGTCATTGGTGATGTTGATATCGACTTCTTGCCACTCACCAACAAGCTCAGGTCCATTCGGCCCCATGACGCTAACTGACACGTCATGCCCCTGTACTGGTCTTCCCATCGTTATCCTCCTCTCGTTCTAACACGTCGAGTATTGGCGTTTCGTCGACTGCAGCGTCTTGCCACTTGATAACTCCTATCGGACAAACAGGGATGCACAGACCACAGTCAATGCACCCCTCGCCAATAAACGTCTTGCCGTAATCAACTTTGATAGCGTTCGTAGGACACACGCCAGGGCGCGTACACACACCGCAACTAGGACAGTGGTCAAGGATTTCAACCATGACCTATCACCCGTTCCACTGGGAAATGTAGTTGTCTATGAAGTCCGCAGCGAAGTCTGGTTGGACGCTTATCTGTGTGACCACACGGCGGGCGTTATTGGGATCCCGATAGGCCGTCGTGGCTTTGTAATCGGTAATCTCCTGATTGTTTATCTTCGCCTTGCGCAGATGTTCGTCTATCCACGTCGAGAGAAGAGAAGGTAGAGCCGGATCCGTGCTCGACTGCGCCCATTGAGTGCCGACGTAAATTTCTTGTTCTAGCTTGTCGAATTCTCGACGAACATTGATTTGTGACCAATCGTCTCCACCGCTGGAGGGCATCACGAACATGTCGACGCCATTCCGGATGATGAAATTGCCGGTGAGCGGGTCTAGTGTAATCGGCGACATCCGTGCTTGTGTGGCCGTGTACACGTCGTCATCAGACATCGTGTATTGGACGGAACTGATCCCCTGCACAACTTTGTGCGATGGGCTCTCGTTTGCGTCTAGTTGCGCCAAGACACCAGCGTAATAACCATCCGGAACAACCCACGTGTTGGGTGCATAGTCCGATGGCTGGACTGCATTGAACGCCATGATTCCCCGCATCCCAGACAGGTTGGCCATGGCAGTTGCAGAGGTAGTAACGCTCTGACCTAAAAGCATGGACGCTACAGCCATCCGAAGACCTTGGCGCACGGTCTGATTCATTGCATGCGCGAGAACTCCAGCTTGAACAGTTGCATCCGTCTGCTGAGCGGCCAACACGATGCTGACTGGCACAGTAGCCATTAGCGCGAGACCTGTTGCTGTCCCGTCTGCATTCACCGTGCCAACGTAGTCGCTGTCTTGTGCGTTGGAACCATCGTCACCACCGGCGAGTGGAGTTGCTGCGATTGGTGCAGGCTGGTTTACGGCGCCAGCTGAAACGGCCACTGAAACATTTGGGTCTACCACCGTTGCGGCTACATTTGCATTGGTAAGGTTGTCATAGGTGACGGATTTACCGTCCGCAATGACGATAAGTTTTGTCGTGTTAGCGGTTGTCCCAGCTTGGGTTGATACCTGGATAGACTTAGTGCCTAGATACAGCGCACTAACCACCCATGACGCAGCAGGAGTAGCGTCATTGAGAGTCAACGTTGCCCGTTTTGCTGAAGCGCCTGCGATACGTATAAAGGTGATGTCCTGAGTGCCTTGCTGGAATGCGCCATGAACGGTTGGATAACCTGTCAAACCAGCTTTGTAGCCGCCGAACTGAGTCGTCCATGCGGAGTCCGTGTAGACACGCGTAGGCATGTTTACTGGTCCCCATGACGCAGTCCCTACGACACCGATTCGATTTAATTGAAGCGTTGTCTGAGGATTCTGGGCTGCTGCTTGCTCCAGAATGTCTACTCTAGGTACAACATACTGTGGTTCTTGCATTCTCTAACCTCCAATCGTGTGGTTTATACGATGGTTTCAGTGAAATCGAGCTCGTCCATACTCTCGCCCGGTGTGACCGTGCGGTTTCGAGGCTCGTAATATTTCACCTGCCAAACTGCTTCGCCGAGGTGCAACATCAACGTTTGGTCAGGTTTGATACTTTCGAATTCCCACTCGCTTAGGAAACTGTCGTCTATCAACCCGCCAAGTGTGTGATCATCTGCTGTTAGCAGCAGGCGAATTTCTTTGGCCAGTGTGCGCACGTGTTGCTCTCCGCGTTCCGGCTGCATGTCGTGCACGCTGACACCTATGTGGATTTCAGCATTACACTCGTCCTCGTCGTTCGTGTACTCAGTGAACTTCTGTTTTGGTACCCATACGCTGATGGTGGGTTTGAGACCCGGTACCATACCCTCCACTTTGTGATACGACGTCACCTCTGCGAGTGCCACATCGGCTTGCATATCAGCCACTACTGCGTTTAGGATGTCATCCAACATGTTTACACCCCCTCACCGCGTAAATAGCTGATAAGAATCCGTGAAATCACAGGCACATCCTCAGCTTGCACCCCGAGGTACGGGCGCGCCGGTATAACCGCTTTCTTCAGCGGGAAGTAGCCGCCAGCGCGCAATACTTTGGCTTTCTTCGGCGTGATGGTGCCACCAAGCTGTTGAATACGTGCGTAAATAAGACTTGACCCGATTTCGACTTCGAAGTTTGACACTCTACCGAGCATGATGGAATTACGAAGCTCGCCAGTATTCATCAGGATGAGATTACCGAGACGATTCTGCACAGCGCGGTCGCGAATGGAATCGCGCGTTGATTGGCGCTTCGCGTTTTGGAACCGCTTCGTTTTCATCGCCTGTACTTCGGCCTGTCCGGCGTATATCTCCTCAGTCAACGGCGACCGAATCTTCCATCGAGCGGGGCGCCCTTGTTCGGCAAAAGTCTTGTGAACTGAGCCGATAAGAACGGTGCCAATTTGCCCTAGAATAGGTCGCATGCTGACACCGCGCGCGGCCATACTCTCCATGACGCTTACAAGTACACTAACGCCGCCAGTCTCGACAGAGCGGTTACCACCCTCGAACTTCGCGTCAATATACACCTTCATCAGTCGGGCTCCCCAAACACCGAGTTTTTGACGTTTGCGAGAGGCGAGCGTGTCGCCCAATTAAACTGCGTCATCCGCTTTTGAACTGGGCTAAGCTGTCCACTGGTCGATGAGGCAACCTTCTTCCGCATCTCCGGTACGTCTGGCTGGTGCTTCACGACACCGGGCAGGCCATCAATTGTGGCGTGCTCAAGCATGTGGTCCAGGTCAGCCTCAGCGCGCTTTCTAAACACTTCAGCGAGTGGAGTGTCTTCGCGGTAGTTGATTCCCGAGAAGTATGTCTGACACAGCAAAGATGCCGCCATGTCCGCTGCGATGGACGCGACAATGTCCGGCACAGGGTCAGATAGCGGCACCGCGTAAAACGGCTGTATCAGATTGTTCATGCGCGTAGTTGCCTTGGCAATGTAGACCTGCACCGATGCGTCTGGGAAGTCAGTCGCAGTGAAAAGCTGGTGCAGGTTACGCACGTCTTGCGGTTGACAGTAGGGCATGCATCAGCCCTCCCTTAGTTCGCCGTTCCGCTGATGTACCAGTTCGGGTGATGCAGACGTGGCAGGCCGTTGATGCCAACCGTAATGTCTACGTGCGCATTTTTCTCGTTTGCGGACTTGTCCTCGATGGCCGAGAATTTACCCGGTTGTGGGTTATCCATGCCACCATTTTGCAGTGCCAGCGTCGTGCAGAAATCCATTCCGATTTCAAAGCCTTTACCTACACCTACGAAGCTGCCGAACGGGATGAAAGGGGTGAATGCTTTTCCGTCTAAGCTGTACCCTTCCGTATAGACTTCGAACTTGATTTCAGGGAACAGAATCTGCATCGCTTTACTGATATTCGAGGCAGACAGGTTAACAGCGTAGACGCTCTGCTTCAAAAGGTCGCGAATGGTCGCATTGGCGGCGAAGGCTTTGGCCACGTCATAGTTCATGTAAATTGTGTCCAACTTTGCCCCTGTACCAAAGTACAGTTCCTGCATGGCTGCAATATCAGAAAGAATGTCTTCGTTTGCGTTGCTGATCCATGGGTACGTCACTTTGTTACTTGCCGGAATGTTCATGTTCACGGTGTAGTTCACACCGTTGTCGTTGACTGCGACTTTGCCGTTCACAAGCGATGTCCACCGGAGTTGTTCGATCCGTGTGTTTAACCGGTCATCCAACTCGTTGGAGCGACGCACAACACGCAGTCGACCTGCACGCTCGTTGTATGTGCCCTCTTGGCGCGCATACAGCAACTCTTCCTCGTTGATGCGATACGTTTCGCGCCAGTACCCCGTTGCGTAGTCTCGAACGGATTGACCTGTCAACGTGGCCACCTTGGGCTCGGCATTCAGCGCATGAGGTGGTGTAATGCCGTAGGAGGCATTGATGACATCCACCTGGATTCGTGCGGCGTAAGCGGAGACCACCGGAGCAAATTCCATACCTCGGAACTTACTTGGATCCACGATGCGATTACGCACGATGTGATTAATCTCTTGTGTCGTTGGAAAACTGAGTCCTACTGGCATGTGCTAGCCTCCTTATACTACGAGAATGTTGTCTGCAACCCCGTTGATGCCGTATGGGATTTGTCGGGCTTTGAGATCACTTAGAACAAAACTGTCGACGCCGACGAGCTGCGATTGTACGAATTTGCCAGCGACATATGCGTTGCTGATTTTGTTACTGGCGGCGTCCAGGACAACGTCTGCCAAGACTACCAACGCCTTTTGGGAGCCGTCAGAGACATAAAGATAATCACCGACCGCAAGCGCCTCAGCAGTGGCCGTTGTAAATGTGACGGTTGCATTGGCTCCGTTAACGACGACAGCAGTCACCGCGCCGCCGCTCTCTACGCCAGTTCCCGCTGCTTGCATGACAGATACGGTGTCACCCACTTTGATGTTGGCTGTGGAAGTCACCTCTACGGAAGTTACTGCGGCCGCTGCGGCGACGGTAAGCGTGTAACGGCGAACCGGACGGAATAAGGAATCTGCCGTGGTGACGCCAAGGATGGTACCCTTGTCGAGGTCACCTGTGTTTGGTGCGATGGTGACTGCGATCCTGTCGTGAATGTGATGGTCCGCATTCAGGATGATTTGCTTGTCGCTGAACGACAAGTAGTCCATCTCACCTGGTACCTGTGGATTGAAGTTGTCCTGCATTGTCTATGCCCTCCTTATACGAGCTTGTATCGGCCTTGCTCATCGAGCGTGTAGCCGAGCTCTTTCATCGTTTCGTCGGCCAGCTTCTTCGTGGCCTCTGGGCTGTCGGCAGGCGGTGGCGTGGTTTGCTCCCCCATCTGAGACAACTTGATACGTCCTTCTTGCGGGAATGCGTCGAGCGATGCATAAATTTGCTCAGATACGGATACTTCTTTGTCAGCCAACTTAATGCTCTTGGCGCCATTGTCGGCCAAAAGAATAGGCTTGTATTGGTCAAGCACTGCTGGTGGAATCCCCTTGGCAACGTAACCTGCCAATGCGGCCGTGACCTCTGCCGACCGTTGCGCCAGCTTAATGGTCACCATTTCCGTCTCCTGCTGCTTGATGCGTGCTTCATACTCGGCCAGTTTGATGCTTTCTGGCGTTTGCACTGCGCCCGGTGCAGGCGGCTGAGCGCCCGGCGGAGTGATTTCTTCGGGCTTCTTGCCGTTGAAGAAATCGGACAGTTTCCGAAGGAACCCGTTTGTTTCTTTTTGTTGCTCGAGCATTTGTTTCATGTCTTCCATACCTGGTCGAACCTCCTCATAGTCGAGATAGAATGTGTCTGGCGGGTCTGCCAGCACACGCGCCTCAGGTAAGCGCGTAAGAAAAGGCTCGTTGGTTAGCGCGATTGCTTCAAGCACCGCGCCCTTCAACGAGCCGTCTTCCTTGCTTCGGTAGTTGTCTTGGTACTCAGGGCTGGCATAGCGGAAACGTTGTGATTTAACGTGTTCGACAACTTGCGGATTTGTGGGGTCAGCAAGTGCGAAAAGTACATCGCCCTCCTGCTCCAATCCTCGCACCCAACCTTCAGATGCAGCGGTCCCGAATGTCAGGTCTTCCGCTTTGTCGTGACCGATGCGGACGAACGGATCGCGACCAATCGTCTTGGCCTTGAAGTTTCGTACCATATCGTCAAACGTCTGCTGTGACATTTTGATGGTGCCGTATTTCGGGTGCTTCCACTCCCCAATACGGCCCACTGGGATTTTCAGTGGCACGTCTAATCTTCTCCTTTCATGCGACCCACCCCTTAGGCAGTGGGGCCACTTTCGACCAATCTAACGCAGCAGGCGTTAGAAGCTGCGGTTGTAACTGGCTGTAGACTGGCGACAGGACGCAACGACACCTGCCATGTACAGGTGGGGTATTCCCACCGATGTCACCGATTGGTGCGATAAGTCCATTCCGACTTGAACAGATCGCACACGTCCGCGCGTCCATAATCGCTCGAAACATGACGTAGTCGACCTTGTTATCCACATACGAAATAAGACGACCGCGGTTATAAGCGTAGGTCGTCTCGGTCGTGACTATTAAGCTCGCACGATTCATGTTCTGTTCAAGCAACGCGGCAATTTCTTGTTCTGCCAGTGGCCTGGTCAAACCCACTAAATGCTTAAGCAGTATCTCCTTAATAGCGGCCGTGACGTCATTCTCAACCTGCCCCGCCAAGACAATTGCGCGCGACTGTAAGACCTTAATCGCATCAAGTGGGATAAAGTTGTCGCCCTGAGGTGCCTGCCGTAGGTTGACGGTTGGGAGTCCCGCCAACTTTCTCTTTTGGCCGCTGAGAATATGCTTACAATCTGCATCAGCATGGGCCTCACCAAGCGTGAAAGCATCCAGCGTATGGCGCGACAGAATTGACGACAAACGCTGTACAGCCGTGAGATTGTATCCGTGAATAACATGTTCGTTACCCCCTATCGGAATGTGTGCGAATGCGGTTCGTAACCACTGGTCGTAATCGGTGATAAAGCGAAACTCGCTGTCCGTCAGAAATTTAGCGACGCCTCTTTCCCACTTGTTCATACCGGTTGTTCCTTAACGGCACCAGATTCAGGCTGCGAGAAACTACTATCGGGCTGTCTAACTGGTTTCGGATTGCCTGACCGCGCGTTACCCGGCTGCACTGTTTGCGTCGGGTCACCGGGTTGTCCACGCAGATAGTGGTTGTACTGTCCCATTAGCGCGGCCGCTTTGCTTGGGTCCACTGGTGGGTCTAGTTTGCGTTCCGGAAATCCGAGAGTCCCGCGTACGTGGTCGAAATCCTCTTGGTGAGCATTGTCCAAGAATCCGGCATTCACCATCTGCAGAAAAATACCCGCGACGATATTCCGGTCAGTCTCGGACATCTCGCGTTCCGGAAACTCACCGTAGTCTTTCTGTGGCCCGTAATTCATGTCGATTAAGGGCCGCACCAGCTGCTCCAGTAGGCATTCAGTGAGCTTCTTATAGGTGTTATCAAGCATGATGGTGTAGATGTCGAAATGAGCCTGTCCTAGCGCGTAGCTGCCTGTCTTTTGCCCCTCGTCAAAGATGAGAGAAGGTACTAGCATCCCGCGAAACATGGCTTTATCTAAGTGGGTGACGAGACCATCGAACGCGGCGCCCATTCCGGCGCCACCACCGGAAAGAGACTTAATATCCACTTTCTCGTCGCCGGTACCACTTCCCATGGCAAGTCCTGTACCAGACTGGAGGTTTGTCAGCAATCGGGCCATGTAATCAATCTGCGAGATGGAATTGTCGGTGCCGTCATCATTCTTTGGCTTGTCCGGGTCCTTAATGTCGCTATCTGGCACCATGGCCGCAATCAGTGGTGTTCCAAACTTGTCGACCGCGTTCACCCACATCTTAAGAACTGGGTCTTTCAGCAACCAGTTCTTCCTCACACTGCGCAGCTGCGACGTGCCGTACCAATTGCCGAATCGCATATTGTGCGAGAACATCAGGCATTTGTTCGCGGGGATCTGCACCGGTGAACCAGAGAACCAACGGAACTGCGTGAGCGGCGCTGTCTTATCCAGTCGACCCGTCTCGCGGTTGATGTTGAAGAACACCGTACGCGGGTGGTATGTGGCCAGATAGTCAATCACGATTTGAGAGCCACTCGGCTTCCAAACAATTTCAGTGCCGCTGTATCCAGCCCAAATGGCACTCAGGATATCAGCACAAACCTCAATGAGGGTGCCATCCATCTGTTCAAAGCACTCATTCACGAACTTCTCGATCTTCGGGTTCGACTCGTTGCGATACATGTCAAGTCTGTTCAGACACGATAAGATCATGAACTGAATACCCGCCGCGATGGTCTCGTCGGAATCCAGCATCCGTTCATACTCCACCACGTTGGCACTGTCCGGATTGGCGATGGCTTTGTCGAACAAGATGAACGTGGTATAGAGCTGAGAACCTATCTGCCCCACAACTTTACCTGGCATTGTCAATGTCTCACCTCCCTACCAGCCTGGAATACGGTTCGCCGCAGACTTACCGACGACGCGGCCAGTTAACACAACTTTGCGTCGCCCTTCAAGCGCCCAGTTTGCAAGCGCCAATGCCCAAAATTTATCTCCGTGGTGCTTCTCGTTGCGTTCTGTGGAGTAACGAAAAGCCCCTGTGGAAGTCACTTCCCGCTTAATAGACACAACTTGTGAAATGAGGTCCCGGTCATTCGGGATGAGTATGCCGCCGCGACCCTTCTCAAACTCACGGTGCAACGACACAGCCATGGACTCCTTACTTGCGTTCGTGAACGCAACAGGTTCGACCCTATTTCCGTGTTTCTTTCGTCGACCTTCTGCCAGTTGCATGCCGATGCCATTCTCATCGATACAGAGTCGTATGGGTTGTGCAATTTCCACATATCGGTCAAGTTCTCGTTCCTGCAAGTCAAAGTCCGACTGTTTGTACGTATCCATGAACCGAAGGATCTTACCATTGTCCGTTGCATCGAGACTCACTAGTTCCGAGGCATCGCGTCGTCGTCCGACGTCATATCCACCGGCCTGACGTCCAGTAGTCTTGTGACGCAATTCTTCAAACCCTGTAGCCATAAGCCGGGTCTGTTCCGGCGGGCCGGCATCCTGAGACTCATCATCCATAACGCACTTGTACACCATATCAAGCGGGAAGTATGAGGAGCTATCATCGATGAACGCGCACTCGAATTCCTGCTGGAACGATTCTAGGTCCAGAGCATTAAACAACTCGTGCAACTGTGCGGTACCGAACTCCTCAACTCGTTGCAGAGTATGCATGTTGTCTGCCTCACGGCGAGCGCGGGGGACATCCTTGCATAACAAAGAAAAATCCCACCAGTAAATCACTTTCCGCTTGTAACTCTTGTACTTTTTGACGCCATCCCATATCTCGTAAAACTTGCCCGCTTTCCCGAGTGGCGTGCTGATGAGCGTCAGTGACCCATGCTTTACACGTGTGAGAGCAGGAACTGTCGACGTGTAAACAGGGGCATCAAAGGAACCGAAGAACGCGAACTCGTCAAGAACTATGTCCAAGAACTGTCCACCCTTACCGCGTATCGGGCCTTTGCCCTGCGCAATAATTCGTGTGCCTGTGCTATTACGCCCCGACTTGTCCATGAACTCGAGTGAATTAGTATTGTCGACGAGCTTTTTCTTCTTGTACGCATCAGGCAAGGAGTCGTAAAGCTGATTGGCGTACCTGATTTTCTCTTTCGAGTCATCTACTTTGTACGATGCAATGATGCACGTGTAATCGTCCAAGTTCTGCGCTCGAGCGAGTGCACGCGCTGCCGAAACAAACGAAAACCCTAGTTGGCGCCCTTTGAGATATATCTGAAAGCGTGACTGGTCTTCTAGGAATTCGCGCTGGTAGTCATCGAACTTTACCTCCGGGTCTGACAACAACTCGATATAACCGCTCTCGGTGGCCAGCGCGTCAGCAAGAACGTCAGAAGTGATGTCCTTTTGCGTGATGATTGTTGGCCCTGCCATCAGCTATCATCCGCCCTCTTGGCGTCTGCATAGCGGGCTGCGAACCGTGCATGTACCGTCTCAGCAGAGATGCCGATGTTAATCTGCACAGGTGGTGGTCCGTCCTTTTGAGACTTAGGTGTCATCAAGAACTCACCGAGGTCAATCCCAAGTGTTTTCATGAGGTTCGCCGCTTGCTGGAGTGCGGGGTGAGCCACTTTCTCCTGGTACTTAAAGCCACTGTTGGTGAACTTGTCGCTCTCCACGATAACGCCGTCCTCGTTAACGGCCTGCAGCAGACGTCCTACCTGCACAGCCATTGACCCGGCTACCGTGCCCACATCATCTTTCAAACTTTCCAGGTCACCTTTACGAAACGCAACCTGCCACTTCTTTATTTGCCGAAGTTCCGGTTTGCACAAATCATTATTTTGCACGCGCCCCATCTGGTAGTCCTTGCACCGAGAACGGAGCGGGCAGGTGTCGGTGCAGGGCCTTACCGGGATTTCCGATGTCAGGAACGTCCGAGTGCGTTTTGCCTTTGTCGCGACTTGCGATTCTGCGGCTACTGCAATGGCCTTGGTTACTGCCGCATCGTAATCTCCAGCAACGGTAACAAAGTCGTCCTCGAATTCACCTGGTAGCTGTTCTGACATCGAGTCACCTCCGTTCATATTCCCAAGCGCTTGGGATTCTGAGAAAAAAAAATACCCGCTTACGCAAGTATCAGATTGTTATTTAATGTAAATTAAAAGGGTATACCTAAATGACCCGAAATTCAGCGGGGGTGTGATGCGTGTAAGAGCGGGGCGGCCCTGGTAATATACAGGACCCCATCCACTGCCCCGGCGCTCGCTCGGGGCTGGCTAGCCTAAGTGAAGCTTAGCTTCTCGACCGCACTCTGCAATTCTTCCTCGCCAGGCTGGGTGTAAATCATCGTGGTTTCAATCTTGGAGTGCCCAGCGAGCTTTGCCACCATCTCCAACCCTACACCTTTACCCACTAGGTCATGGCAGTAAGTGTGCCGTAGTACGTGCGGCGTAAGTCCATCAACCCCGGCTTTCTTGCCAAGGGTCACGCACATCTGGTACACACCGTCGTACGTCAGTTGGTCGCCTCGTTGGCTACCGAAGAGCCATGCTCCGGTTGCGCGTTCATCGGTGACGTAGCTTCCCAGACACTGCCTCAGGTCGTTCGGTATCGGAACGATGCGACGCTTATTACCTTTGCCTTTGCGTACAACGATTGTGCCTTTACGGTCACCAAGAAAGATATCGTCTGGTTTGAGATTCACCAGTTCAGACGCCCGCAATCCCGCCATCAGCAACGTTAGCAGAATCACGGTGTTTCGTTTGTCATCCTTGAGGGCTGTTCGAATGACGCGGTACTTCTCGCTTTTGGTCAGCCACTTCGGCGATGCTTGAATTTGCTCGACACGTTTGACCTGGGCAACCGGGTTGTGGTCGATATGACCGTTCTCAGCCATCCACTTGCAGAAGGCCTCGATGGAGGCCAACGCTGTATTGATGGACGCGGGCTTCAAACCACGGACGTCTTGCAGGTAACCCCGATACTCCACGGCGTCAATCGATGTGATGCCCGTTAGGTCATCAGAATCACTGTTTGATTTCAGCCAATCTTGAAACTTGGAGAGCTGCGTGCGATACGTTTTAATTGTCTGCGCACTCTTGCCTGTAGCCTCCAAAGACGCTAGGTACTCGTTCAGCATTACGCCACCTCATTATCTTGTGAGTTTTAGACGGGATAACCAACCATACACAATGCCCTATATGTACGTTTAGCATATCACACTCACAAGATAATAGGTATTATATTGTTAGTTGTTTCGGCCCTCGGAAGGTTCAACGAAAGCCATCCACAACCGCGCTCGAGGGTGCTTCTATTCGTCCGTCACGTGTCGCTTCTGCCTCACACGTCCGCCTCTGCGTTCATAAGTGTTGGCCGACTTCATCATCTGGTCGAAGTACTGAAACTGTCTGTCCTCGTTCAAAGTCATCATACAGCGAGGCATGCTACACACTACTCTCGTTTCGGACTCCTTACGACCCCATGGGCATTCGTAGCCTTGTTGACACGGTTTCGCCATGTGCACACCTCGCTTCGACAGATTGGTGAGATACAGAAAAAGGCGCCCCTGGTAGGGCACCTCTCGTGTTGAACATCTGGGCATACTTGTCCTCGCAGCAATACTATCATAATTTCGTACGAGAAGTGCTAGAAATAGGGTTGTTTTTTCGCACACTTTTTCGCACACTTTTTTGGTCGTTTTCCGCATCATTACTGGCTTTAAGAGACCTAAACAACTCTTCAATTCCCTCTCTCTTTTCAGCATCAAAATACCTCTTACTCACATACCAGCCTTCCTTACGCAATTCAGCATGCACTTCGGCATCTGTTGGCAATGGGCCACGGCATAAAAACCGTTTCCGAAGGATGCTTCGCCGATACAGTGAAAGCCCTTTGACATGCCAGTCAATACGCCACACATAGCGACGATAGGCAATATCGCTGAAGCTAGACGTTACACTGATTCCGGAAATTCCTCGCGGTCCAGGCGGATAAACACGAGAGGCGTGTATCTGATCCGGGTGAATAGCTGATGCAAAACCACGTGAAGTCGGTACCCGTTGATTTGCAATGGCTTCTTTGTAGGAACGATAATCAGCGAATATCTTGTAAAGCGCCTTACGCTCCGCTGGTGTAAGCGACTTCAGTCCCATACGTCACGCCCCTTTAACGGCAGTCACCATGCCAGTATTTAAGTTCGGCCGCTTTCCTTGCGCGTTTCGCTTTCGCGATGCTATCGAAAGTGCCTAAATTGATTCTCTCGCCGTTGACTTGTATCCTCGCAATCCACTTCTTGTTATTTAGGTAAACGCCCCGCTCACCCGCGCTGTTCCCGGCAAATCGTTTATTTCGATTTTGCACATCGTCAAGTGCCCATCGACATTTAGCTGGTTCGTAATGGCCGTCCGGGTCAATCCGGTCAAGCGAATGGGAAGGCGAAGGTCTCGGCCCCATGTCCCTATAAAACGCTTCGAAGTCGTTCTCCCATTGCTCGCAAATCTTAATACCTCTGCCACCATAATCCGGATAGGCTTTTACTTTCGGGTTTAAGCAACGACTTTTCATGTTTGTCCAAACACGATACTCGGCCGTACATTCTTCACCGGCGTGGCCATGCTTAACATTTGCCCAGACTGCAGTTTCCGCACGGATGCACCCACATGATTTTGTGTGCCCGCTACGTAAGTTAGAGCCTATCGCAATGACGCTCTTTCCACATTCGCATTCACACAGCCACTTCGCATCCCCGTACTTTGTCGAACCGGAACGGGCTAGAACTTTCAACATACCAAAGGTTTCTCCGGTAATATCTTTCAATCGCGCCATTAGGACTCACTCCCAACTCTCGTTATGCGGGCTTTAACCGCTTGCATCAGTGCTTCCTGCCCCGTCGCCTTTTTTTCCAACGCATCCACTGCGTCTTCATCCATCGTGTCTTGTGCCACCAATCTCAATACCACAATCGACCTCGTCTGGCCCTGGCGATGAACGCGTGCGTTGGCCTGCTGGTCCTCCTCAAGACTCCAAATCTGGTCGTACCAAGTGACTGTTTGGCAACTGGACTCCTGAAGATTCAACCCGTGGCCGGCCGACTTCGGATGCAACAGGAAAATAGGAATTTCATCGTTGTTCCAAGCTCGGATGTCCTCGTTGCCGTCTTTCCCTTTTCGCAACACTCGCGCGTGTGGGAAACGCTTCGTTATCCGTTCAAGGCTGTGCTTGTAGTTATAAAACACCATCACCGGTTTGCCGTTCGCGGCTTCGATGATGTCTTCCAACACATCCAACTTCGCCTCATGGACCAACTTCACGCCATGGTCCTCGTCGTAAACCGCACCCGACGCCATTTGCAAAAGCTTGTTGCTCAACACAGCGGCATTACTCGCAACCACATCCGCATCCTGGTAAGGCAACAGCAAATCTCTTTCCAGCTGCCGGTACAATGCACTCGCTTTTTCCGAAAGTCGAACTGTCACCGTCCTGTCTATCCTTGGTGGTAGTTCCAGCCAGTCCTCTGCTTTCATGCTGACGGCAATATCAGAAATAGCCTCGTAAATCCGCGCTTCGGCCTCTTTTTTCTGATGCCATTTGTAGACTGTGTACCCATCTCGTTCTCCTGGCACAAAGTATCGATCACGATATCCCGTAATCGTTTCGCCAAGTCGTTGCCCCTGGTCAAGCAGGTAGACCTGGCTCCAAAGGTCAATTAACCCGTTCGGCGCCGGCGTTCCGGTTAGTCCGATGACTCGCTTCATCATGGGTCGCACTCGTCGAAGTGCTCGAAATCGTTTGGACTGGTGATTCTTAAAGCTTGAAAGCTCGTCAATCACGACCGTATCGAAGTTCCACTTTGTACCTAGCTCGCTTACCAGCCACTCGACGTTTTCCCGGTTGATAACATAGACATCGGCATCAGCTTTTAATGCCTTTCGTCTCTGCGTTGCACTCCCCAGTACTTTGCTAATCCGCATATGCCGTAGGTGGTCCCACTTCTCGATTTCTCGTGCCCAAGTATCGTCCGCCACACGTAGTGGCGCTATTACCAGTACACGAGTCGCCTCAAAATAGTCATTCACCAAAAGGTCAATCGCGGTCAGTGTGCTCACGGTTTTACCTAAGCCCATTTCCAGCAGAAGGGCTATATACGGCGTGTCCAAAATTCTCTCGGTCGCGTATTCCTGATACTTGTGAGGTTTATACTCCATGGTCCAATGTCACCTCCAATATAAATTTCTCGATGCCCTCTACCGAATCGATTTTGTAAACCCGATGTCCCATCCGTTTTAGAATGGACGCCCATCGTACCTGTAATGGTTCCAGTGGCTTCCCGGGTGCTTTCATCTCGACGTACACGGTTCGCCCATTTGGTAGAATCACGATTCGGTCAGGCACTCCTCGATTGCCGGGAGACACCCACTTAGGTGCTCGCCCACCAATGCGTTCGACCTCGCGTACTAGACAACGTTCCAATGTTGATTCTCGCATCTGCGATTCACCTCTCTCACGGCTGAACAGTTGTAACACTCACTTACGCGTACTTGTTTTTTACGCGTTTAGCATATGCGCATCCATATACTTCCTGCTTATTTCCTATGCTAAATACTAAAACAACCACAAATGAAATTTTACTGATACTACTGATACACAAGCATGTGAAACCTTGTCACCATTGGATTTACAAGGTATCAGTAAGCCGAAATTTTACTGATACTCTACTGATACTGCTGTTCAAAATTTGTATCAGCAGTATCAGTAACTGAACGGGTCACTGATACACCTTTACAGCTTGTCAAAAACCGTTTGCAGCCCGTATTCAGGTAGGCGTGCACGCCCTTTATGCTCTGTCCATCCAGGCATGCGCCGCATGATGTCGCATATCTCTTTTGCCTCCCAAGGACGCATGACTCCCTTTTTGTTGTGGAGGCACTCCACCCATATCTGGGCGGCGCAGACCCGATTCCGCAGCTGGCCAGATGGCTCGTCACCCCACTCATCCTCAACTTGTGTTTCAAGCCACTCCTGAATCATGCCCTCCCGTGGGTCTATCTCCATGTGTCCATCTTGGTGCCGTTTCGCGTCACCCTTTGCTTCGTTATCTAGCTCCAAGGTTTCCCCCGCCTTATACCACGTCAAAACCTCGGCCCAAATTTGGCTTACCTCTTCATTCGTAAGATCGACCCATACACTTTTTTCCGTTCGATCTCGGTCGGTCTCCACAGGCCAAAATCGGCGATTCCCCGATGGGTCATGCAAGAATTCTCTTGTATTGGATGTCCCGAAAAATACGCATTTCCTGGGGAACTCTGATACTTGACGGTCATATGCGACTCGGTATCTGTCTTCCGTTTTAGACAAGAATGCTTTTACTTCTTCGATGGCTGATCGCTTCATTACGGACAGTTCGGCAATCTCGAATATCCATCCGTTTTGTAGGTGCTCCCCCGCTTCCTTGTTATCAAACGTCTTGAGACTATCTGAGAACCAATCGCGTCCAAGTTTTGCGAGGAGACTACTTTTCCCGACACCTTGGGGACCAATTAGGACGAGAATCTGGTCAAACTTACAACCTGGCCGATAGACTCGCGAGACAGCAGCGAGCAGCATCTTCCGCGTCACTTGGCGCGTATAATGTGTGTCAGCGGCACCAAGATAAGCTGAAAATATCCTCTCAGCCCTTTCGACGCCGTCCCACGTCGTCGATTCTAAATACGCTTTGAGCGGGTGGAACGAGTGTTGATGAACCACTTCTGCAAACGCGTTTTGAATGGTGGATTTTCCGCTGGTTATTTTGTACGTTTTGGCAAACCAATGCAGTAATCTCTTATCATCGGCGCCTAGCCATGGTTCATATGAGCGGTACGGTCGTTCTTGACCTCTCCACGGCAGTGGCTTTCTAATGACCTCCGTGTTGCCGAACGCATCGTAAGCGAGGACATATTCCCAGATTCCGTGAGTCAGGATGGTCTCGATATTTGCCGCAGTCGGCAACGGGAGTCCTGTTTTTTGATTGGTTTCAAGTTGTTCAATCCAACTGTCATCTTCCGCATCATCGTCATCAGCCGCCAATGTGGCTGCAACTTCATTGTTAAAGTCCTGAGACAGTTCTGATAAGCGTTCGCGCTTCACTTTGCCGTCCTGAGAGGCGAATGAAAGCATTGCCGTGTAACTCGGCAGTTTCGATATGTTTGTTTGTTCACTCGCACGATCATCGAGCCGGCTGAATTTGTGCAAGCGTACTAGGTCAAAGGCGTTCACCTCACGACCGCTGACAGGATCGTTCTCGTGGTGCGAGTAGGCAAATGTATCATCGTCGTACACCACGAGCCCCCCATAGCTGGTTGAGCCAATATGGGTATACCGTGTCAAACTATCGTCCACTGCCTCATAGACATCAGGAAGAAATTCGGCAATCGCCTCGCTGACGGAGTAACAACGGCAGAATGCACCGACAACGCCTTGTTTCGTCCGGGGGTCTTCCATGCGTTTCGCTGTTTGTCTCTGCGTTTTGTCATCGGAATGTCTCGGCCACTGGAGCGGATCGCGCCAATCCGCGTAATCAGCGAGCATGGCATCAATGGACAATGGCTCCCCCACGCCTACCTCGAATACCGGTTCTGCGTCTTTGCTGCAACTTGGAAGGTACATCAGTCGATGGACGTCAAATGTCGTCTTATCGAAATACTCCATCCCGATTTGTTCCGCTAGTTTGCGACTGACTGCCGCATATGCGTCTGGGCTCATGACCCGGTCCGGCAGAACGATTAAGCGGTATTTAGGATTCCCTGGTCGATGACTGTGCGTGGAATAGAGCACATAGGCAGTACCCCCTAAAACGAGGTCCGCGGCGAACTGAAATCCATCATCCGCATGGTCCACATCGAGCGTGATAAGACTGCGGGTGTCGACGTTCTCTTTCTTGCGTCGGCCGCCTCGGACGAGACCCCCCACAAAGGCGGGGCCGTCCTTGATTTTTCCACGAGAAGTGTTGTTCATTTTGTCGTACTGGGCTATGGTTTCAGAGGTTCGGCGAACCTTACGGAGCTTGTCCACAACCTCGTCCCACATTAAGTATTCTGGCTTCCAGTTCGTGTCCGCGCGGTGCTTACCGAAAGAGACATCTAGTTCCAGCATCGTCTTGTCCCTACCTTCCGCGCGCCAGCGGCTGACACTGTAAGCACCGTGCCGTTAGTCATGCCGTCACCCCTGATCTTCTCTGTTTGTCTTCGAGCCTGTGAGTTCCCTGAACTGCGCCACGTCCCCCGCGTCGAGGGCTGCGTTTATCTGGTGTCCCCGAATGGCTACTTGAATCTCGTTGTCCAGATAGTCCTCCCAAGCCATCACGTCACACGCGGGGATCGGCCAGTTCTCCTGAGTCCCCGGGGTACGGACCATGTAGTCGAAAGCCGAGGAAGTTTGGTCCACAATCAATACGTAACCCTTATGCCCGACAGGTAACCCGAGGTTTAGAGTGTCGGACGTAATGGCCACTGCGTCCATCACGTTTAACTTTCGTCGCGCGGGTAAGTGTTGGATGAGCCGCCCACTGACGTTGATGTTTTCGAACATAAGTACTCCTCCCCCAGCTCCACGTGTGGCGTATTAAATACGATCGCTATCTTGATTTCTCGCAGGAACGGATACTCATACACTTGCATCCCAAGCTTCTTTGCCAGGTCAATCTCCGTCCGCGCGCCGCGCGAATTCTCCCATCCGGCGAATCGGCGCCGAGTCGTTCTATCACGCGTTCCAACTTTTTCTCGTAGGAATCGGCACTCCCGTATTGCTTAGGCATTGACTTACCTCCTCTCACACGACTAACAGCGGTTGTTTGTGGTCGTTCTTTCAACGAGCAGACAAACCGTGCTTGTGGTTACCTTTCCTTCGCTGGCCAATCTTCTGATAGATATCTGCCAAAATAACGCCCGACCGAGTTAACTGCGCACTATCCTGTATCAAGCTGTTTTTGTTCATAATCGCGAGTTGAGCACGCGAGACTAAAATCAAGTTGTCGTGGTCAAAGTTGCGTCGGTTACGGTCACCGAAAATGACTACATATCCTTTCGGAACTGTCCGACCGTGATGCTCTTCCCAAACGAGCAAGTGCTTTCCACGCCAATGGTTTGGATCGGCAATCTTTACGTCCACGTAGTCGTCACCGTTTACTCTTTCAGACCCGACAGGCACATAATTGTGCGGTTTGTTACCTTTCTTGAATTGGGTCGATTCGCCGCCTGCCCATGTTTTCGTCTTGCCTTTGTTGAACGGCTCGTGGCCACTCGCGAATGCGGTATTTACACCGCTTTTCAGGCCATTATTTTTGACGAACGCCCTCATCTGTGAGTATTGCAATTGGGTTCCAAAGCGATCATTGAACATCTCGGTCAGGTCTGGGATAAGGCGACCTTTCACGTTTGCCTTTATGAATTCGCGTTGCTCTTGTGAATACCGAAACACATGTCATCCCTCCAGCATCTTCGGAACGACAGTATTTGCATTCAACCTGTCATCGACAAGTTTCGCCGCATCCAGTAGGAGAGATCCATTCGCGATAATTTGAGACGCTATGCTCGTTACAGCTTTTGCTCGGTGGATTTCTTCCGCCAATTTGTCTCCAACCAGTTCCTCATCTGACAACCTTTCGAGCTGCGCGAACAAATGATTGTTAAGGTCTCCGAGTGTATTTTTCATCTCACTCGCCTCCTCTCATCAATGGATATATCAACCGCAAATCATGCCCTGGCCTCTATTCGGTCTCCGGACCCCGCGTCACCGTCGCAATTGCACATCCGGCGTCACGCATAAAGTCATCAGATAGACATATCGGACAGACAATTTGACTGTGGTCCTCGTACGCCGTTTCAACACCGAACACCAACACGCAATCGTCGCACTGGTATAGGTGCATTTCACGGTTCTGTTCGGTCTTGGCCATCTTGTCAAGCTCAATGAAAGCGACGTTGTTTTCCAAGGGACCGCCCTCGCATTGAAACCCACACGATTTAAGTTGATTCACGATCTCGGTCAAAATCATTTTGGCCACTGCCCTCTCTTTATTTCATTTCTCGGTACCCCACCGAACAACCGTTACCTTGCGCTGCTTAATCCCCCATGTGACAGCTGCAGTTTCCGAGCTGACATACAAGTCGATATGACGACCGTTGACTGCGCTTCCGGAGTCCTGGACAACATACTGCCCAGCGAGACCTTCGATCGTGATGACCGTTCCTACTGGCAGTACGCCCCAGTCCGCCGCAACTGTCTTTCCGGGGACTGTTGGTGCACCCGATGCGGTAATTCCGTAGCCAATCTCACTGGGACTCTTTCCCGTGTCACTGGGGCTGTTGGTGTAGGCGGTTATCGTAAAAGTGCCCAGGTTATGAGGGCTATTCCGCTTCCCACGACTATCCCGGTCAGAAATCGGCGTTTGCTTTTGCGTTTGACCAAGTCTAGGTACGCTATCGTCTGTTGGAGTTGGACCTGTGCTACCGCGAGTTGTACCCTCGCCTCTTCGGTCTCCTGTTTCGCACTGGTCGCCTCCTCGTACAGGGAAACAAGTTGACCAGTGTTGGAACTCCGCGAGTTCATGCGGGCTTCCCTTCGCAAACTGTGAGACTCTACTCGTTTCTGTCGAGCTAACGACTTGTGCCCCATGACTACTAGCCCCCCAAATGACACACATTAAGGCCGCTATTGAAGTGACTTGTAACAACTTTCGCAATCTGCTAACTCCCTTTAAGCTGAAGCTCTAATTCGTTTGCGAGCCTAGTTAAAAAGTGGGAGGCACGTATAGGTTTAGACACGGTATGACCCGGAAAAAACGCTTTTAATGTCTCCCGTTCGCCACGCAGCCAAGTCTCCCGAAGTGCATAGCGGATGCACCGTTCCACTGTCGCGTAGGTAGAGTTGAATCTCGTTGCCACTTGAGGGTAAATCTCTTTCGTGAAATAGCACTTTGGGTCCATACTTACTGCCAAATTCAGATACACTGCAACCATGGCGTATGCGAGGAAGTGATAGCCGACGATGTTAGTTGGCACACCTACCTGATTCAACAATGCTTTCGCTGCGGACAATTGCTTGTCGTCAAACGGTTTAGTTAACATCATCTACAAGCACCTCATTTCATTTTTAACGGTGACACCAACGCTGTCCGTTGATAAGGTTTATCGGCGGATGACTTCAACACGAAAGGTTTGTCAGGTGCGCTCAGTTGAATCTCCGCGCCTTCCCCTACTTGCAACAACGCGTCTTTGAGATATTGCGCGTTGCATGCGATGTTCAGTGCTCTGTCTGACACGTCTCCAGGCAGAAGTATGCTGTACTCGCTCTGCTCTTGATTGCGAACAGATAACTTGATTCCGAGTCGGTCAAACTCAAGCCTGATATCGTAGTTTTCATCGCGGTTCTTCTTCGGGATTTGCTTGTGCACTGTGATCGCCCGGTCACAAGCTGCAATCCATTCTTCAACGCCGCGAACTGTCACCGTAGTCTTAAACAGCGAGGGTATGATTCGCGACACATTGGGGTACATGCCCTCAATGGCCCGAATCATGATTCTGTAGCCATTACCACGGTACTGTACGTATCTGTCGTCGTAGGCCATGTATGAGCTTGACACCCCAAACGCTCTCTGGAGCATGGCGGCAGCCCAACCTGGTACGACTACATCCTTGGGCCACTCAGTGCTTGTCTCTGCGCTACACAAGCGAAGTCCGTCAGTCGCGACAAGTGTGTTGCCTCGATGACAAACACCCGTAAGTATGGGGCGTACTTCGGATTCGGCAGTTGCCACCGCGCAAGCCGCTAGTTCCGCGAAGTAGCCGTGAGCCGTTGTTGTTTGAACCTTGCTATTATCGAGCTCCGGGAACAACGGAAATTCTTCTGGAGCGCATGCAGGTGTATACTTGATGCCTCCGAATGTGTAGGACTTTTCCCCAAACGTCACGTCCATGCCAGGTTTTAAAGTCTTCACCGCATCTCGGTGTACCATCACGGAAAATGGTGCTAACACTCCGAGTTCAAGGAGAAATATGTTATGCCGAAAGTAAAGGTCAAGGCTTGCCGCCTCGACGACAACATCGTCACCGGAGAATCGCAGGTGCAGGTGCTGTAACACCGCCCTATGCGCGTACGGACTTGTCATGCCGGCGGCTGCTTTAAGTGCACTGACGAAGTTTTTACTAGCAACGAGAGAAACTACTTTATCCGTTGAAACTGTCAATATAATCGCCTCCACTTTGGTTTAAAGCCTCTCCGACATCTTGCCAATCAGACCTGTTACGGCGCCTTTGTACTTCTCGTGGGCTTCGGGCGACTCGTACTTAACTTCGTCTAGTGTGACGAGCAGCTCCTGAAATCTCTTTGCCACCGCTTCGAAGCAAAAACGAAATTTGACCGCCGATTGACTGTTCGGCTGGGCAACCTTTTTCCGAAGCTCCGCCAACTCAGCCTCAACCTCTTCCGGCACTCTTTCCACGACGGCGCCCACATCAATGGGTTTTTGCTTCAACTCGTTTTCGAGCTCCGCAATCCGATTTTTCGAAGCGTCCAGTTCGGCTTGCAGGTCACGCGCTTCGTCATCGTTGCCGGACAGCTTTGCCTCCTCTATCTCGGCCTGCAGTCTCGACAGGTCGCGGGATAGATTCTGCGCGGATACACGCTCGTGTTCTGCTTGGAACTCTGCCTTCTTGAGCCGTTCCTCGAGTTTCTGTTTATCCTTTATAACCTGTTGCAATTCTTTGGCGGACAGGTTGTCCACGTCGTTCTCAGCGACAAACTGTTCCCGTTCTGCGTCCGGGACACCGAGGAGCGCCAAAGCTTTGGTATAACTCAAATTCCCAAGCGATTGCGATTTGTCCCCATACTCGCGGTATAGAGACATGAGATTGTTTGCAGTCGATTGCGAGTAATCCACGTTCTCTTTCAGCCACTCGCCCCACTGACCGTGGGGGACCAGTTCCTTGGCTTCAATCAAGCGACGACCAATCTCCACACTGCTGTGGAGTACAAAGTCCCGCGTCTGCCCTTTGATGCTTCCAATTTCAGTTGCGATAAGCTGCGGTGTACGTGTTTGCACGAGCTCATTCATACTGCAATCCCCACCCTAGTCCGTTTCTTGGTCAGTAACTTCTTGCCGACAAACAACTCGATAAACGCTTTTACCTCGTCGGTTGGTACACAGTTCTTCAGTCCTCGACACTGCGCGATACTTCCATTTCGAATCTCCATCGTATAAAAAGGCTTGTCCGGTTGGTCAACTCTCCGAAGCACAAACAAATCAGTTTCGCCTTTTGCGTATTTCGAGGCGTACGTACCGACGCAATGGTTCAACGCTTTACCTTCCTCGATAAGCTCCTTGGAGTCGGATGCCGGTCGAAGCAGATAACCCATTGCCTCAAACCGCAGTTTCTGCAACGCTTTACTCCGTGCAACAATCTTGGTCCTAAGCGCTTCGTCCTCTTTCACCTTGATCTGTTTGATGGTGTTTTGATGCGCCCGATAAAGGTTGCGCGGAAACTTCACCGATTCAACTCCGATGTTTAGCCCCAGTTTTAAGCAGTCCCCAAGGTAGTCGTTCCAGGTGTCCAATAGTCGTGAAAGGGAGTGGTAGTACTTGTAAACCTCCGGTTTGCCTAACTGCTTGCCCAGGTAAGTGACCAGCGTCCGGAACTTGGTGTGTTTAAGTGCGGCCTCCAACTCTTTGTGATACGCGCCTGATAAGTCAGCGCTGATTTTGGATAACTCATCGATAGAAAACTTTGAGCCGTCCCTTTGTGACAACTGCCGCAACCGTAATAACCACGGTGTAACGCGAACGTCGTCGCGGCGCAGCTCGTTCATTTCCTGCTTTGTCACCTTTAGTACTTTGAGCGGGTTCTTGGCGCGCCAGTTAATCGCCCCGTAAGTTAGGGCACCATCGAGCTTTGCTTCCACGAGATCACGCATCCCGAGTTTGGTTAGATACTCTACACACGGGTACTTCGCGGCCAGGTCGAAGAATTTAACCCTGTCGATGCGGGTTTGTCGGTCGTGATACTGCTCCCACGTACTGTATTGGAACTGTGTCCCCTGCACGGCGGTCTGAATGCTGGCGTTGGAGCAAAAGCACGGCTTGTGCGCCATCACGTTACCCGTTAAAGTGCCTATGGTCTTGCGCTGCTGCCAGTCATCTTTAGCCGACATGCTGCTGGTTGAAGGGTTGTACCAGACCCACTGCCGTTCAAGCATTACGCTGTTACCCGGTTCGAATAGGTACATCGCTTTGACTTCTACCATCGTTTCGACCTCCCGATAGTCGTCACGGTAGTCGCGGATTGCGTAGAATCCTCGTGCTGTGATGGCCTCCGGGTTGACCAACGACTTTTCGTAGTAGACGAAGTAGGCTTCGTCAATCATGCTCTTGCGGCCCTTGCCACTTGCCTTAACCCTGCAAACGGATCCGCACGCCTGGCACTTGGTTGACTCATTGTGTCGCAGGCCGGCCGTCTCGTGCTCCTGCTGGCAATGTGTACAGTAGCCGTACTGTCGTTTACCCTCGCGCCGAGTGAATAGATACCGGCTCCGGAGGAACACCACGTCTCGCGCGTAATCGCAGAGGTCCTGACTCATTGAAGCAGGGAAGTGAGCAACAAGCATTTTGAAATCGATAGCTAGCACAGTTGCGCACCCCCTACAAAAAGTCGTCTAGCTTGACGTCAAAGTCGGATCCGTGTGAAACTGGTGTCATAGAAGCTTGTGAAAGTGGACTTGTCGAAGGTACAGCTGTAACTGCCCCTTCGATGCCGAAGTACTTGAGTACAACTGCAAAACCCTCAGCGTCGGTCAACACTGCACAGTTGCCGACCTTTTTCTTTTCAGCCTCTTTCCGCATTGCGTCGAGACTCTTTGCAATCGTTTTGTCCGCGTCAAGGATTCCCGCAGCACTTTGTGGATTAGCCTCTAGACGCTGAAGCAGGAACGTACCGACTACCTGAACGTATGGGTTGTTGGCGTTCGCGGTCATTTCCGCTCGTATTTTGTCAATCGCAGCTTGCATCGTTACTCTCTCCTTTTACGCACAGTGAGCACCAAGATTGCCTGAAATCACATTCACTACCAGCGTCTTCGTCGATTTTGGTTTCCACATCGACGCCTCTATTGGCTTCAGCCACAGCGTGCTTGAAGCACAAGAACGAATACTGAGCTGTTGAATAACGAATATCCAAAGTCCACGCCTCCTAACCATGTAGGTACCACCCAAGTAGCATTCCAATGCTTAACGCCAGCATGAAAGGAGCTATGTTGAATCTCATTCCGCATCCTCCTCTGCTTCAAACCGTTCAGGCTCGTAAAGGCAGTAACCATGCGTGCCGAAGCGATTCAAAGGTTCCGTTGAAGCTTCACCGCAATAACCACAAACTTGTTCGCTCACCAGGCAGTCCTCCTCAGTCCTTCATGTAGAATTCTGTTTCGAATCCAGCAGCCTTAAGTGGCAACCCAGGGGCCCAATCAATCGGCTGGCCCATAAGGGCTGTGACGTGTTCCACGGAACCGGCACCCAAGGGCACATCTAAAACCACCTCGTCATGCACGTGCATCACGGTCTCGTATCCCTCCGTATCGAGTCGGTCGAGACTAACAGCGAGGCAATCTCTCGCGATGGCCTGAACAAGATTCTCGACCAGGCGCCCGCCATACGTGCGGTGGGACATCCACTTCTTTTTGACTTGGTCCATCCCGTCGAACACAAGCCCTTCTTTATCGAACTTGGGATCCGGCTTGATGCGCGGACTTGCATACGCAAGACTTCGGCCGCTCGGTAAGTCCGCAAACAGCACACCCGCTGCGTATCGGTATTGAACGCCATGCGCCAGTCTAACGGTCGTCTTTTCCCTTACCGCCGTCACCGCTGCATCCTCAGCTGCGTACCAGAGCTTTACAATGTTCGGGTTGGCTCTCCTCCACTGCTTCACAAGTCCGGGATATTCATCCGGGTCGATTTCCTTCTTAGTGTCCATGCGTTCGAGCGCATTCGGGCCGCCTTGGAAACCACAGGCGAGCGTTGCTACTTTGCCGGGTGCACGATACTTATAATTCGCATGCCCACGCACGATGGTCTCCAGCGGTATGCCGAACATCTGTGATGCGGTAGCCTCATAGATTTTTCCGTGTCCACTGAACACATCCAGTACCCACTGCTCATCTGCAAGCCAAGCTATAACCCGCGCTTCAATCGCTGAAAAATCTGATACGATGAACCGACATCCCGCGGAAGGTATAAACGCGGTGCGAAGGAGCTGGCTGAGTACGAACGGTGGTGAACCGAATAGTGCCTCCAGCCAGTCGAACTCGCCGTTTCTCAGCGCGTGGCGAGCGAGCATCAGGTCTTCTAATTTGTTCTGTGGCAGATTCTGCACCTGAATCAGACGTCCAGCCCATCGCCACGTTCGGTTAGCGCCGCAAAACTGGAGTAGTCCTCGGGCGCGTTCGTCAGAACACATGCCACGTGCCATAGCGTTGTACTTGTCTACACTGGTCTTTGCCATTTCCTGACGGAGTTCGAGCACACGCCGCGTCTCGTCGTTCGGTGCGCTGTCCAGCAAAACCGGCATGAATTCTTTACCTAGGCCATCTGGAGTATCTAAACCTCGCTCTGCCAGCCAGCCTTTGAGCTGTGGTAGGCTGTTCGGGTTTTCCAGTCCGGTTAGTTCTTGTGCCGTCTGCACAAGTCGGTTTTCGTATTGGTTGTCGCAGGCTATCGCCTGTTGGAACAGTACTGGGTCAAGCTGCACACCACGGTCACTGATGCGTTGGTCAAGTGCCCATAACCGCCACTCGTGTACCGGAACTGGGAAGCGGCTTAGCTTCTTTCTGACCTCGCGCTCAACAACAATGTCCTGTTTGTTGTAGGCTTTGTACTCCTCCCACTTCTCCGGGGCGTGGTGCGGATGGTTACGCGTACGCTTTCCATTGGCTTCGGTAGGTTTACAAGGGGACGAGAAGTATTTCATGAGCGCCTTTCCCTTGGCGTCCTTCTGCACGTCGAGCTTTAGCACGTTCGCGACCCCATCCAAATGCCCCGGTAAACCTAGTGTGAGTGCATGGACTGCTGTGCAACGCCAGTTGAGCGGGTCGCAATAGATGCCTAAGTCCTTGTTGATACTCACTCGCTCGAAGTTGGCGTTGAACGCTGTTTTTGTTACGTCCCCCTTCAGTGCCCCGCGCACATCGTCAGGGACGTCCTCGAATGCGGTTAGGTCGATAACTGTTACCGGGTCATCGTCGAACGCGAAGCCGAACAGTAGAATCTCAAAATCGGGTGCTTCGACGTATCGATAGACTCCACAGGTTTTCAGGTCGACACTGCTGAATGTCTCTAAGTCGATTTGCAGAATCGTCATGCCACATCACCCCAGTTCATAAGAAAGAAAACGGGGACCCGTAACCGAATCCCCTTGTGTTGGTTAGTCTAGGAAGCTCTCGTCATCGTCGCCCAGGTCGTCGAATTCTTCTTCGGCGAAGTCATCGTTGACGTTGGAACGGCCTCCAAGGAAGTCCCCGTCTTGAATTTTTACGACGTTATTGAGCCCAGCTGCTACGCCCCGATTTCCTTTCGCGTCAAACGGGTAGAAATTCAGGCTTACCTTGGCATAGCACCCGCTGTACACTTCCGTCGTGTCCGTGATTTCTTGAAACTTGGTTTTCCCGTCTGCGCCCTTTCCGATTGGCTTGGCGATGCCTGGTTTGTTCTTGCTCGATGCGTTGAGGAAGTAATGTCCAGCGTATGCTTCATCGTCTGTCCGTTCCTCATCACCATCGCGAAGTGGTGTCTTGCAGTTCGCGGGGATCTTGCCGCCCCATTTGCTCTTGCCGAGCTCTTTGGCAGCATCGACGGCCGCTTTGATTTTGCGAAGTGTGTCCTTGTCTGACTTCGGAATCAGGATGGCTGTGCTGTACTTCTCGTCGCCACCGTCGATGGATTGCGGTGCGAAGACGTGAGTGTAGGAAAGGCGTACCTTGCCAGTGATTACTTTGGTTGCTGTGTTGTCGATTGCCATATTCGATCTGCTCCTTTGATTTAAATGATTTTTGTATGGTCCGGAAGACCATCGTCCTGACGCCATCTGGTCAACGTGATAGTCGGCGATTTCACCCATCGGCTAGTCCTCCAAATCCACGCTTGCAAAATCCTGCTCGACGCTGTTCAGCTCTGGACGCTTGTCCACTTCTGGCACGTGCACAGGCTTGCCAGGCGGTTTTACAATCAGGCCGCCTATCAATGCGGCGAGTTCCTTTTTGCCGATTTGCTTCTCCAAGTCTCCAATTCCGAGAAGCTCTTGTGGCTTGAGGAACTTGTCCTGTTTCAGACCAGCGGCTTCTAGTGCTGTTTGCGCGGCCAACTTGTCGGAGATAGCTCGATTGCTACGCCCTTCAACGAGCTTCCATTGCGGGATGCGATGGCCGTTCTTTGCTCGTTCGAATGCATAGTTCTGTACGTCCTTGGCCCACGTCGCAAGCTGCTCCGCAACGAATAGGATTGATCCGATTTCATCGTCGTCCATGAGAGCCGGGTCGCGGAACTCGTGAGCCAAAGTTTTCATGTTTTCGTCGGCACGTGCGCGACATGTCCCTTTGACCTTGCACCACCGACAGTGGTCTCCTGGCTTGAATTCACCTTCACCGGCGAAAGCCAACACAGCAGCTGGTTTAACGACTGACTCTGCCCATTCAACGAGGTCTTTGACATCGATGATGTCCGTACTGACGCTGTCGAGTCTTGGTTGGATAATCGTCATGTGGACTTCACGGATGTCGTATAGATAACTCCAGGCCGACCATGCGCCGATTCCATACAGCCGGATTTGCGGGTTATCTATCGCGCTGACAGGCACGCCCTTGCCGTATTTAAGATCGATGACTTCGAGCACACCGTCTGCGATGAGTACCACGTCGCCCGTGCCGTATCCGTCCGGTACCCATTCCGAAAAGTCGAGTTGTTCCTCAAGCAGAATAACGGCATCTTCTGTCCGGGCTTTGGCGGCCAAGTACCTCTCTTCGACCGTCCGGACGTACTCCTGTATGGCGTTTTCCATCTCTGCGCCGTAGAATTTACTAGCCTTGATAGAGACGTTCTGGTCATCTAGCACCTTGCGTTTCGCGGTATTACACACGGTTAGGCGTCGGCGCAGCATGACTTCTGCTAACTCATGTGCGAGTGTGCCTTCGTCGGCGTACTCGCTTCGCGTCTCTGGAACCGTCTCCTGAAGTCGAGCACTCGGCGTGCAGTTAATCCACTGCGACGCCTTTGAAGCTCCAAGGAGTGCATGCGCACGTTCAGCATGTGCTGGTGTCATAGGACTCCCTCCAATCGTTCGCTGACTTTCCATTCGGTGCGTTCGCCAAGGATAAACTCGACGTCTACCACTGAACCGGTTTCAACCATGAAGAAGTGCTCCCGGATGTACTCGTGCGCAACTACCATTGTTCGATTCGTCCAATCGTGCGGGTCGTTAGCTGACCGACTGTCATTCAAGCGCGTAACCATCACGGATATGTCATCATTTCGATACCCGCAACGTCCAAGCAGATATGTCTCCTCGTCCGCGTCAGACAGCAACGCCGTTGCGATGACAGGGATGAATGTACACGCGTCCCGAATCTCGAACGCTTTTGTCGCAAGCTTTCTCATACCGAGTCCAGCTCAGCCAAGAAGTCGGCACGTCTCTCTTCCGGAATGTCAGAGATGGACTTGGAGCCGAATTTGTCGAGAAGCGCTTTAATTGCTTTTTTCGCGTCCGCGGTGGCGCCGGCCGACTGTGCTTTCGCGCGCAGTTCAACAACGGTTGGAACCTCGACCTTTTGTGGTTCATCGGACTCCACGCGTTGCTCTGGCTCATCGCGTTTTTGCGTGCGCTGTTGCCGTTTTGGCCTATCTTCTTGCGCTGGTGTTGTATGTTGTTCTGTAGCTTGTCCACTCACAGCAGCTACTGCGGCGGCAGCGTGAGTTGTGCCATTGACCAAAAGAGCGGATGCCAGATCTTGAAGTACACTTACGATCTCATCAGGCACCTTGATGTTGACGTTGATTGTGAATTCCACCGAAATACCTCCCGATAAATTTGATAGAGCGACTAGCGTTGTTCACCGCGAATCGAATCTTTCGCTTCCTTAAGTATTTGAGCGAGAGAAGAATCGATTACTTGTTCCGGTTTACGAATCTGCACGTTTATCACCTCCGTCGTCGGTATTTGTGACCGTCCTCGGGCGTGCTTTGCGTCTATCCTGTGTGTAAGTCAGACACTCGAACACTTTTCCGCCATGCTCGCCGGGTGTGACCAAGAGCGCGAAATCTGGTACGGACTTGCACCAGTTGCCACCGTTGAATACACAATCTGATACCTTACATTTCACTGCATCACCAGCTTCTTTACAGTTGTCTCAGGCCGTGGTACTTTCAAAGATAGAAATCTTTGTCGATGGTCTGACCTAGAAGCATCCGACGGGCTCCCCAGCTTTCGCGGATGCTTCTTTGTTTGTGACGCACACGAATTGTTGACGTCGGATGCTTGCTTCTTGCTCACGGAACGCGACGCACGCGGCGTGGACGTCTTTGCCCTTCATCAATCGGCTTACATATAAGAGCGTCCGCATGACTTTTCTCACCTCCTCTCATCGAATCACCTGACGTTCAACCCAAGCATCTACATCCATCTGCCGAACGAATATCTGGTTGCGAACTTTAAATGACGGGATCTCTCTGGTACTGATGAGTCTACGCACCGTCTGTTCTGATACGTGCAAGTACACAGCAAGCTCTGCAATTGACATGTGACGTGCGTGCAATTCCTGTTCGATGCGAGGCATCAGACGTTCCCAGATACGGTCCTCCAGCTCCCTGATAACATCAGTGCGCATCTCTTGCATTGCTAATTCGAAGAGTGACATGGGTTTTGCACATCCCTCCTAAACATTTTTGATAAAAATCTTATCAAATGATGCAAAAAAAATTTCGTGTTGAAATATTGACGATAAATATTTTATCGCTTATAATGTGGCGGTGATAAAATATTTATCAAACAGGGCGTATTTAACCTGCGTGGTCGTCGGAAAACAAATCAGGGAACAATTTTGCAATCGGTTGTGCAAAATAACTTGACATTCGAATCATGACGTCTCGACCTGGCTTGTGAGTACCATTTTCAATCATCCTGAGATAAATCTTCGAGATTCCAAGATCCGAAGCGACATCACTCAGAGGTCCTTTAGCCTGTCGAAGCTCAGTCAACCAACGACGTCTATCTGCCATCGTCCAAGCCCTCCTTTCTAACGTATTACGATTATATTTGATAAAAATCTTATCGTCAATACGTTTTTGATAAAATTTTTAACAACGATTTCAGAAAGGTTGGTCAGACCAATGAATTTAGGCCACCGAATAACGGCATTAAGAAAACGCAAGTACTTGACGCAAGACCAAATTGCTGAAGCTCTTGGTGTAAAACGAGGTCGTTACAACGCGTGGGAGAACAGTATCAGTAATCCGGACCATGAGATGTTGGCAGCCATCGCGAAGTTCCACCACGTCACTGTAGACTTTCTCCTCGGCTTACCTCACCCAGAGGGATTACATCTATTGTCTGACGACATGTATGCCGATGGTTACACGGACGAATCGTTCTTTCAGGATATGGAGAAGCAACTCGAGATGGAATTGGAGGGAAAAAACGACCTTCGCCAAGAGACCAGAGCCATAGCTCGAAAATTCACCAAATTAGGCTCATCGGATAGGAAATTCCTTAAAAAACTGATAGACGCGATGGACGAAATTCAGCAAGAGGAACACGACGAGGACTGAGACGATATGATTTTTCCTATAAAGCCCAGATATCTGCGCACGATGAAATGCGTTCAAAGATTCCTGGACCAAGAGGGTATTTGCGAATTTCCTATGGATCCATTTGCGGTAATTAAACGCAATAAATGGACTCTTATCCCGTATACCACTCTGGCCTCTCGATTGAACGCAACCATAGAGGAAATCGTACACGAGTTTGGTGGAGATGGATACACTTCATCGAATCATCGCGGGTGCAAAATTGCTTATAACGACACCGTCACCAGTACTGAAAGAATTCGATTTACCCTAATGCATGAAGTTGCGCATATTTATTTGGGGCACTTTAGCGACTTCACTGAAACGATTCTCTTCCGTAATCACATAGTCGATGAGAAGTACGATATTTTGGAGAAAGAGGCAAACTGTTTTGCACGAAATTGCCTGGCACCCGCCCCAATTGTCAGGGCACTGAAACTGGAAACCGTTCGTGACCTAATAGCGATATTTAGGATATCCAGAGACGCGGCAACTGTACGTTTACAAACTCTTGATTGGGATATCAAAACACACTTGATTCCGCTCATTATCAGGACTCGAGGCTTTATCCGAGATGTCCTTAACCGAAGGCACTGCTTACATTGTGACTACGCGTTTACAAGTGAAGACGCAACTTTTTGTCCAGTATGTGGACAAGAGCATTTGATACACAGAAAGTGGGGGGATTCAATGCTTTATAACGACGGGTATGAGTTGGATCTTGACGGACGAGCTATACGATGCCCCCGGTGTGACAATGAAGAGGTCGAAGATAATTTTTGCAAGATATGTGGAATCGAAGTTGTAAACCACTGCACGAATATCGACAACCCTTGGGCTGTGGAAGATTGTGGAGCTATAGCAGCCGGCAATGCTCGGTATTGCACAAAATGCGGTTCACCAACCACTTTTCTTCAAAAAGAATTGCTACGTGATTGGAGGCAAGCGAAAGAAGAACTCGAAGAGCAATTAAGAGCTGAGATGCTTGACGACATACCTTTTTAGAACCCTCAAGGAGGATTGAATCATGCCAAGTATCGAGAAACGCGGAAACAACTCTTGGAGACTCATCGTCGAAGAAGGTTACGACTCAGACGGCAAACGAATTCAGCGCCGAAAAACAGTCAAAATCGAAGACGAAGCACTCTTGAAGTCAAAACGTCGTCTCGAAGATTATTTGCAAATGGAACTCACGAAATTCCGTCAGGATGTGGAAAGCGGACAGTACATTAAACCGGAACGAACGACTTTTGCTGACTTTGTCCCTATATGGAAACTGAACTACGCAGATCACCACATGGGAGCTTACACGCGCAAGAATTATTTGTCTGCTATTAACTCACAGCTCATGCCCACGTTTGGCCACATGGAGTTGAACAAAATCAAAACGATGCACATCGTCTCCTGTATGACAAAGCTTCGGACGCCTGAGGGCCGCAAGGATGGACGGGACAAGCCCCTTGCAACTAATAACGATACTTAATATCTACAAAGCCTTAAAATCGATTCTGGACGCCGCGGAGAAATGGCGTATCATTTCGTCAAATCCGATGAATGGCGTCGACCGCCCTGTAGCCGATAAGAAGGAAAAAAGAGCGCTCAGAACCACGAAACGGAGTTACACAAGGTCGGAATCGGAGCAGCTTATCCTTGCACTCGGCGATGAATCAGACCTGTGGCGGATGTACTTCCTGGGCGTATTACTCGGAGGATTTAGGCGCGGCGAAATGTTGGCGGTCGAGTGGCCACGGGTGGACTTTGAACATGGAGGTCTCTACATCGAGAAACAGATTTCTCTGGATGAACAAGGTCGTTCCGTAGAAGTAGAAGTAAAGACCGAAGAATCGGAGGCATTCGTGCCAATGCCACGTTGGTACATGGCAGAGTTGGCTCAATACAAAAAGACGTGGAACAAGGAGCGACTCCAGCAGGGCGGCCGCTGGCGCGGAGTGGACAAGCAATATTTGTTTCATTCAGGGCACGGCGAAAAGTTCTATCCGGACACGCCATCACATCGTTGGCGCAAGATTCTAGCCAAACACGACCTTCCCGTCATCCGGCTGCACGACCTACGTCACACAACGGCTATGCTTTTGCGCGAAGATGGAGTGGACATGAAGTCCATCCAGGAGCGTCTACGACACACGAGGTTGTCGACGACGGCTGACCTATACACGCATGAATCGGAACTGGTGAGTCGCGAAACAGCTGACCGACTCGAAAAGTTGAACCCGTTCCCCACCCATTCCAAAACCCGTTAA